TCTGCTGTTTCGATCAACGAATGAAATCTGTCATTGTAAAGAAACCCGGAATAACCTATTGGTGTAAGAATGGTCAGAAAGGTGATGGTTGGGATGAAGTCCATTATCCTATGACTGAAGAACCGGAGAATTCTGGTATGATGGCTATAAAATTGGCTATGAATCTTGGTTGCGATTCAGTTAGAGTGATAGGTTGTGAATGGGGGATAAACGATTCTAGTGTGTTCGAATCACAATATCGTAATGCTAGACCCGGCCGGAAGTATGATAATCATAGTCGTTATCTATTGCGTGAATGGAGTCGTAGGATTGATATTAAATTCGTGAGTGATCTTGACATTGACGTCCCCGTCCCGGTCGTCGCCTCTCTACATAGTGATGATTAACTTTCACCTTTTTTTTTAGATTCCATTTACAGGTATGATATTCCGCCCCGCAAGGTATTTTTAATTCCCTACACTGCCAATATCCAAGTTTTTCTATTATTTTTAAAAAGATATCTTCTGTCATTATGATGATACGGTGTGGCCAGTCACGGTCGTGAAATCAGATCTTCGATCTAATTCATTACGCGAAGCCACTCGCACATCATATGAACTGCCCAGTAGAACCGGTGCTATAAAAAATTCTGTTGCTGTTGTGATACCAGCCGTGACATAATCCGAATCAGTAGATAATTTAAATTGAATTATGTATTCAGTCACATAAGGATCTGTTGAAGCCACCCAACTCACAAATAATCTAACCACCGTAGAATCTTCTGTAAGATATCCGCCGGTGTTGGTCTGTATGTTGAATGCCGCTCCCGATTGGACGGTCAAACCGGTTGGTGCCGATACTTGTAAAGGATCTGGAAGATTGATTGTGGGTCTTGCTGGTGCCGCCGCCTGACCATCTAACACATAATCTGAACTATTGTGTTCTGTGACCTGGAATTGTAATGATCCTTCCGCTGACAATCCTATAGTCTCTATCCTGAATATGCCATCAAAGTTTAGGTGTCGATTGATCAATCTTATAAGATCACCAACACTTAAATCCGAAGCCGCCATAGTTGTGCTGAATGAAACAATCATCTTGTTTCTACTGGTCTTGACCATTGTTTCAGCATAGTTTAAGGCTCTTTCTCTGTTGGTGCAAAATCCTAAAGTTATTTGTGATTGTAATGGTATCTGATCCTCTGATAGATATGTGCTGTATGTGGCGCTGTCTTCTGGCGGCCATAACACATCATTGGGCTGATAATCAGCGTCTGGATCAGTGAAAGTCACACGCATCTGATTGATCTTACGATCTTTGCTTTCTCCCTGAATTTGCATTCCACCTATCAGTATATCTTCCGTGATAATCATTTCTACCGGTGGCGGATTAGGAGCCGCATCTATATCATTGTCATCGCCCCCGTGTGGTATCTGAAGATAATACTTGCCCGATTGATAAGGCATAATGCCTGTGAAACTGCTTAATATATTTCTTATGTTGTTTAATAATGTGTTACCTGTATCAATCACACCATCAAACTGATTGAAATCACCCGAAGTTGATGTTGTATAAGGAACCGTTTGCTCACATTGAAGTGCGGCCAATCTAAATGTGGTCCAATTGAATACATCATTGGTTAGACCTTTTCCGTATCTGGAATTCCTACAATAATCGAGTAATACATTGACCGGATTGTTAGAATAGGTTATGGTTTCATCCGCATATGCCGTAGCGTGGGCGGCTTGTTCTCCTAATAATATTTCTGCCGCAATATTGTAACTGCCGGCAGGTATAACGATGCCTTGTGGTCCATTTCCTGTAAGAGTAATTGTAGTTTGTAATTCATAGTTGCCTGAAGGCACATCGTAAATCTTATCTATGTGTGCCGTTACTTGTTCTTGTGTGCTGGTGCTGATAGGACCGTCCGTGTAAGTTTCTACGGTTGTGCTGGTGTCTGTATCAACCAATGATTGTGTAATTTTAACTGCTTGCCATTCTCCTATAACTCCTCTAGAAACTACCGATGCTACTGAATTAGATCTTATTTGTGCGTCACTTTCTGTGGTATTAAATGTGATCGTGTTTGTATAATTGGATGTTGGTGGCGAAGTTGGTTTTGTTATTGCGGCTGATGTGTCAGTGAATGTAATTCCTGATGCTCCAGCATTAGAACTTGCGGCAGTTATGGTGCCTGGATACGATGGGGTATAACCTGATATGATATCAAATATTTTTCTACCTCTAATGATACAATTGACTGATGGAACTCCCGATCGGAATGGATTGTTGTCTGCGTCTGCCTGTGATTCAATCTTTAACCATCTGAAACGAACTGCTATATATGCCAACCCCCTCAATCTGTGATTGCTGTCCCATCCTGGTGCTTCATCTAGTAGGCTGGATACGGTCTGGTCATCTCTGCCGTCAAAGAATTGTGTCACCACTCTGTTCTGATATGCGCCTGTTGTTGGAGTGGCCTGTGTGCCGTGTGCGTAGGATGACATAGGAACTTCTACATCATCAATATAGATCGTTTCTAAAGCATCTATCTGTCCTTCTGATAGCACTATGGCTACATAAAGATATTCATTGTTAGTGCCGTTGGTGGATACAAATACTCGATAACCTCCTACTCTTCTTTTACCATACACTATGGGAATATTACCCACTCCAGAATCTTTGTTTAATAATGGTCCTAGGATTTCTTGTTGTGTCTGTTGTGCTGAAAGATCACCCGTGCCAAAATCTGCCAACCCAAACGGTGACATCACAATATCAACTACAGATTCAACAACTCCTACTACGAAATCTACTGCTTTTTCAAAAATCTTTTTTATTTTTTTAAACGGATTCCAACCCATATTCTACATCTCCAAATCGTAATAGGTTCTAGGACGACTGATATTTTTTATCGCTGTTTTTAAAATCTGACAATCATTACACAGAGTCCAATCATCAGTGGTTTTAATGTTTTTTATTCCTAATTTTGTTAATGTAATCATAATGTTATCTAAAAGTTTATGATAGTTTTCTTCTGTTCTAAATTCTTCTAAAAGAAAGATTGTGTCTAATGTTGCTATTGGTGATTTAAGATACAAAGGATGGGATAACTCAACGAAAGCGAAACCTATCAGTGTATTCAATTTAAATAATCCAAAATCAATATTGGTGTATTTCTTAACTAGACTATTTTTTACTCCTACCATTAAGATATCGTCGTTTATATTTTCTACGCCTTTTTCATATAAAGATAACTTGGCTATCTCAAATAATTGATAGACATCTTTTTCTTTAATTGGTCTTACTTGTAAATCATCTATAAACATTATGGTCTTCCCCATTTAATATCTGTTTGTATCTGTGGTGCGAATTCTAATCCTAAATCCGAACTAAAGAAACGCTGTTGGCTGGTGCTGTTGGTCCTACGACCATTAACTCGCTCATAATCAGCAAACTGACTGCTCACACTCAAATTCATTGTGGCTGTTTCTGTAGATTCTGATATGCTGAAATCATTTATTCTTCCATCAAAATATTGAAATACTTTTGTGCTATCTACTTGATAGTTGTCATCTAACACTGCTCTGTATAATACAACTCTTCTATCGATGTAATCGTTATTCAACACATAACCTAGAGTGGTATAATCTACTGCTGTAAAAGTTATACCTAAATTACCTACCCTGATATCTCTGCTTTCAGTAACATTTCCAAATCCTAGGAACTGACCTTGTGCCAGATATGTGTTGCTACCTGCGTCTGGTGCCGTTGGTGAATCATAATCTAAATCTATAGATCCGTTTGTGAAATATACTGCTGTGGATAGATGTATCTCAACTAGGTCAGCAACAATCATCTGCTGGCCTGATAACGATGTTATCAATCCTGATGAAAGACCCCTAGTCATTATATGTCCTCTCTAACCGTAAATTCTAACTGGTATGATCCGTCTGCCTGTGTCTTAAATGTGGATTCGTCTGATGTCAGCATAACTTTAAATGCCACATTATTGTATGCGATTGTGGTTGTATTATCTATCGCTGAAGCCAGAGGTGGAAAGAATTCAAATGTATCTTCTGATGATGCGTCTTGATTGACATCCGCAGTCAGCATATACACTTTGTCGTGATTGCTGAACTTGATGAAGTCACCGGTTTTTAATGTGCCTGATCCTCCGTTGGCTCTTATTGTTTTTAGACCCGCGGCATATGTTTGTGTGACCGCTGGTGTGCCAGATATGGATGTGCCTCTTGTGTTTCCGTGTATGGGCGGGATGAAACTGAAACTCTCATATGCTCCTTCTTGCTTGACTATGAAAGCATATAAAGCCGCCATTTCTTCTTGATCTAATTTTGTTGTGGATAATTTTAAAGTCCAAAATTGTCCGCCAATTTGTCTTCGTATCATTCTATTACCAATAGTCATACTAGTTCTTGTAGTAGTGTTGCTAGTGATTTCTGCTGACTCAAAATAATTCGTTGATAGTGTTCCTGACATTATGCTGTTAAACTCCTTCTGCCTCTTTCATTGAGTGCTTGATTTATCACACCCACGATTGTATCTCTTCTCTGTTGTAATAATTCATCGAAACTCGCGGCATCGGTGGCTGTGATATTGAAATTGATTGTGGTTGAACTGCCTCCTAACATATTGTTAGGTGTCACATAACCATTTGCTCCCGCAGTTATAATTTCTGGACC